TCACATAACTGGGCAACCATCATCATCCTGAGTCGCCCGATTGATAATAAACGTCACAACCCCCTTAACCTCGACATCGTTAAGCGCTTCCCCTTCGATCGCTTCCCCATCCCTGGTAATTAGTGTCCTGCCCATCACCTTTGCAAAATCAGTTATTCCGGAATAAGCGATCATTACCGTGCTGTTCTGCTTAGGCTTGAGCGATACATCAATCACAGCATAGCCGGTCGCGGTTTCTACAGTTCTGGTGTTGGGGCCAGTACCACATATCATGTCAACAGTGAGAGCTCGTTGTGCGTAGTCGTTGGCCGGGGAGGGAAATCCCATCAGAGCACCCTCCCCATGTTGCGCAGAATCCACAGTCGGTTGTTGCTATGGTCTGGCGTCTTGTCCGCAAAACACGATTGATTCCTCTCAATCCACCTATTGGCTTCATGATCTGTGAAATGAATACCTTTCTCCCTCAGCTCCCTGATGAAGTCACTGGTACGAAGGCACAAGTATCCTTTCGGGTTTTGCGAAAGTGAATTCCTGAATGCGTTCTGTATGTCTGAATGTCTGAGCATGATCTGTACCCGGCTAATACTGTTTTTATATACAGTAGATTTAGGCGTGAATAAGATCAATGCAGGTTTTACCTATCAATTACAGCTTATTGAAAAGTTATTATATTCATTTGCTTTATGACAACAATGAACAGATCAGATAGATTAATGATAAAATAACCAAAATTCAGATCATTCCCACTTGACACACTTCACACACAACTTAAACAAAGCCTAAACAGATGAATAATAATAGCGACGGATTTGATTCTTTTCTGCGTAGCCATTGGCTGGCCAGACTGGCTGGCATCGTTTCGGTGGCATCCATCGCTACCGGGTTCACTAAATGGCCGGATATTATGTTCGTGTCAGCATGCGTTATGATTGGGTTGTGGCTTCATGCCGAATACCAATGGACGTGGCCTAAGGTTAAGGAACTTCTTTCCAGGAAAAAGTAGGCTTCCATGCCTACGGTTCCCATCAGATTAGAGAAGAGAAATTCCGCGGAGTGCGCAGCGAGTTTTGGCATTAGCATAGGCTGTCTGCAGATCTGCTAGCGTTGTTGGTCCATCCCGATACAGGCACTCGACTACCTCCAGCTGTTTTGAAAAACCATTGGTGTTGTATGCCGTGTTTCCGGGCCCAACTTTTGCCGCTGTTGCCGGGGTTTTAACGGAGTCCGCTACGTTCACCTGAGCAGATGCGCCGCCTACCATTGAAATCAGGTTGTTCCCGTTTCGGCTGAACGCCAGGAAAATATACTTTCCTGCAGTCAGTCCGGCTGGCACCGGAATTTCAGTTGTCACTGATGCCCCCTGCGCATTACGCACCAGGTGGGTCAGCACACTGGTACCGCTCATATAGATACACTCCCCTTGTGTTCCGGTATTTACCCCGAGAAGGATCTGTGTCGCGGAGCCGGTATACTGAATAACAGCGGTCAGTGTCATGCTGTTTGAGTCATTATATTCAGTGCTTAGACCGTTAAAGCCCGTCGCTACAGCAGGAAGAACAAGCGATGAGTTTTTATAGGTTGGCAAAGCACCAGCCGAAGGCGTCATCACATGGCCACCAGACAGAGAGGTAAGGCTGTCAGCACTTCCACCAAACATCCAGTTTACAAAACCAGACTCCGGATTAAATTCCGGATTAATGAGGCGGCGCACTGAGCTTTCATCAACATAGGTTGGGTTATCGAATGGCACATCGAAAGACAGACGGGTGAATAAATAGCTCATGAAATTGCCTCTTTCCGGAAGATGGTTAGATAGTTGCGGAGTTCGTAGGGATTGCCGTTTTTATCGCGGAGGTCAGATGCGTAATCGTCAGAATCACAAACATTTCCACGACACCCGGCGGTATATCCGGCGGGCCAGTTTGGATAGATACCGCCTCCACTGTCGGCGCCACGGTTTTCCGGCGTGAATGCATAGGCCAGATAAATTTTATCAGCCGTATTAAACGGAACCGCAGGAACAACCTTAATGCGTGAGCCGCTTACGATAGTGACCGATGAGATAGCCAGGCGTGTTAGCGTACCGTCACTGTTCTCTGCCCATAGTTCGAATCCCTGCATTCCATCAGTTGCAGCAGTCACACGATCGGTACTGAACTGAACCGGGCCAACCGGGACGTGCAGATCAAGAAGAACAGATGCATTCCCAACGCGGGAGACTTTCGTTGGATATAACGGTAACCATGGCTTTTTATTTTCGTAGTAATACTTCTGGGCTTTCGAGAAGAACAAATCACGGTGGCGATAGCCATCATTCGTGAGGTGTAGCCCATCGGCATAGTCGAAAATATACATCGGCGTCGTGAGCTGGATCAGCGGGTTACTGATTGCCTCATCCAGTTGAGCAAGTGGTATTTCATAGCTGGGATATGTTGTCCCGTCATAACGGCCATGTGTCGCCATCTGATACGTGAACATGACTACATCATGATTCAGTCCGGAGATCGACTTCACGTGCGCGTTAGTGATCTCCTGCATCTCTTTCGACTTCTGCCGGTAGTAGGCATACCCGGTTCCCTGAGAAGCATCGGTTTCGCCATGCTGGAAATTAAACCAGAGCATGCCGTACTGGAGGCCTCTGGCATCAGCCAGGTCTTTTGCCTTCTGAATTGTGTTGATGAACTGGGTGTAGACCACAGTTCCTGGCTCCAGTCCTGAAAATGGCGTACCACCCAAACCGGACGCGGCAAGCAGAAACTCGCTGCTGGAGGCATCGCTCACTTTAGTCTGAAAGTCGTGAACCTGGCTTTGCATGTACTGGCTGGACGTCGGATCTTCCAGGCTAACAAGAGATGTTGGGTTTTTGTTGTAGGTCAGCACTCCGGTATCAAACCGAACTGAATTAATTGTGACAGTAGAAAGCCCGGGCGTCCCCTGTGAGTAAATACTCAAGCTTTGTCCGTAGCTCCTGGCATCCATGAATTCAGGAATAAACGTCGGGTACACAATTGATGACTGTTCAGTCCCAACAGCTTTACCAAAAACATAATAAAGCCCGGAAGCAAGGTCCAAATATTTAACAATACGGCCCGACTTATCCACCAGCTCAATTATGATTGTCGGATTGCTATCATCCATCACCCATGTTTCAGAGCCTAATTCCGAAACCGTTTTGTTATCAGCCAGTGGCTGTCCATAGGCTATTATTTTTTTTGCGCTATGGTTTGCGTAAATAACCTCGCGTCCTGAAGCATCGGCCATTATCGTGGTTTTGGCTGAGCTGCTGCTGTTATCAACCCATTGCGATTCGCTGCCCAGAGTAACATCCACCCTGAAATCATCGTTTATTTGAACGGCTTGTTGCGATGGCATCTTTCTGCCAGTCGGTTCAAGGGTCCCTGAATTATTAATGTATTCATCCGCCAGAGCGCTACCGATACCGCTTCGTACATAGGTTGCAGAGCCTTCCGGAATATTGGCAATGTCAGCCTGAGCGTCTTCCAGAGTCATATACTGGCGGCTTAAGGGAATAAGGTTTTGCCTGGTATCCTCAATAACCTTATCACCCTCAGCTTTGATACCATCAATCGTGTAATGCTCACCACCTAACCGATCTGTGTATTTAAGCTCAGAGCTTGTTACAACTTTATCCAGCATTCCACCAGCATAGACGTGGTCGCGAATGTCATCACTCGGTACCGGCTTTTGCGTCGGGGTTGGTAATTGTGCCATTGTGCATGTCGCCCTTTATAGACGCACGACCCCCTCAGAAATTAATCTGATGATGTGCGTGAAAGTTTAGAATTTACTGTTGAACGTTACGGATAAATAGCGTCTGAGTATTCAGACAGAGTAAGGGTCTGGGTGTAGTCGCCATTGGGCTTGGCTGTTTCTACCCTCCAGATAGTCGCGTTTAATTCACTGTCAGTTGCAATAAAATAGCGACTGGCCACCTGGCAGTCAGCACCATTGTAGATATTCAGATCGAAAGCATCCGCAGCGGCCTGGAACGCTTTGGCATTTCCCGTTACAGGATATGCTCGCCAGCGGCCCCGGAAGTTACCCTGGCTATCCGTCATCACCACCCACATTTCGCCCGATGAAAAATCAATACGCTCTGAGGTCGTGAAGATATCGCCATTGCGGCCGGTGAGATAACCATTCTGCTGCTTGTTGTCGTACATGTCAGGACACTGGACGACGGCGCCACGAACCACCTGCTCAGTTTCCAGCACCTTGACCGTCATGCTCAAACGCGAATACAAAATGCGCTGCGCTTCTAGCCATGCCCTGTCTACGGCCTGAGTCCGATTACGGCAACCTTCCAGGCTAATCTGACTGGCGTTAACCGTCGCGTCTTCCACTTCCCGGATGCCACCCGAATCAATTTGCAGGTAAATATAGGTTTTTTTGTTAGTGACAGGGTCAACATAATCAACCGTAACACCATCGTACCCACCAGGAAGGGACATTTTCCACGAAAGTTTATATTCATCCCAGAACATATTAGAGCGCGAAAAAACCGCGTCAGGATATGGCACTTTTTCATCGCGCCAGAATGTAATGATGTCTCCTATCCAGTTAAACTGAACCCTGGCTACATTGCAGATGGTTTGAATTCGCTCTCCCAGAGAAAGCTTTTCATCTGAAAATGTATAGTCAAAATATCCTAACAGCGGGTTTGGCAGGGACTCATAAATAGCATAAAGAGAAGCCACATCAAGCCCGGATACATCCTGCTTACCGACCATTACCCATTCGTGAAGTACAGCATCGGCAAATGAACGGCTTGGGCGAAGCGTATAATCAACCCCACCTGCAGGAGTCCATGAGATGACTCTCCGCTGCGCAAGACAATTATATTTCCTGTCTTTTGCTGCCGTAGGCGTTTCGGTTTCACGGACCGTTACTCGCACTAACGTATCATCCGGGTAAACAACATTACGTCGGATATTTACCGCATGCGCGCCTGAGATATAAACAACAGACGAAGAACCACCGTTGTTTGTTCGCTGCACAGTAAATGCATAACGCCCATATCCCGCAGCTGGCGTTATCTTATAGGTATAGTAAACATAATCCTGGTCTTTACCGTTATTCCTGACGTTAACATCCATGCTCCCTTGCGTTCCGGGGATCATGTCGTTCGATTCATCTACCTGATACCAGATGATATGCACCGGACCATCATAATGCCCACCCTGATTACCGTATAAATGTAACCATAACTGCTCTGATGAGACAGCAGCAAAGAAAGGGCCTACCACTGCGCTGGAATATTCAGTGATAGTGAAAAGAGAGCTATTTACCGTCGTGTTTTCAGGTAGAGATTCAAGATCCGAACCGCTTAGTGAATCAAACCAAAAGTTATAATATTGCTCCGGGTTAATCGGTTGCCCATCGTCAGTGAGTGTTGATTTAAATAATGATGCATCAATGCTGATATTCTTTGTAACAGCACCGCTGGCGGTGTTATACGTAACATTTACCGTCACGGTGACTGAAAGTGGCTTAGATGAATCGAAGAAACTGTCGAAAGCATTTTGCTTCAGTATCCTCGCGTAAAACTGCCCTCCTGAAAAATATCCCTCAAGCAGATTGTCAGTAGTGGCCTGCTGTTTAATTTCTGTAGTGACTTTATTTAACGCCGGTATTTCCTGACCATCGACATCATCAAATGAATACCCCTGTGGCATTTCCGCGATAACGGTACCAGGCTGAATAATCTCATAACTGGCCCCGGCAATCCATCTGCTCAAAGGTGCAGGCACGATTAACCCATGGCCTGCCATTCACAAGCCTGACAAACTCGCTCTGTGTCATACAGTAATCAGTCCGGGATAGTTTTTGGTGGTGTAAATGATGGGGTTTGCCAGCGTCAGCGGATTGGTTTTGCCAGAGTTCACGGTAACGTTAGTGCCATCAGCAGCAACGTCCTTTACAAATAGCGACCAGGTCTTCATCGGTTCAACATCGCCGATCGCATTCCATTGCTGGTATTTACAGGTTATCTCCGTCATTCTCGCAGCGCCCCGCCACGTTTTGAGCGTATTCCTGACCTCTTCTGCCCCCTGCATGAACGTAATGGCCATCATTATGATGGAGGTGCTTGTCTGTGACGGCTCGGTAATATCAAACGCAGCTGGTTGATACTGGTTGCCACCAAACGTCGCTTCCTGAAAAAGCTTGTTCACCACACGGTAATATCCAAAAGCCGGGTGATAAAACTCAATGGTCTGTTTGATATCACTCGCCGGCCGCCGTTCTTTCCATTCTCGCAATGTTGGCATCAGTCAGTCCTCGGCATCACATCAGTGACGAGATAATCAAGCCATGACCCGTAGTTCTCCGGTGCCTGAACAATCCAGTCATCGAAGTCTTCAGTCAGGTCATCAATACCATTACAGATAACCGTGGCGGTCCAGGTCACCACCCCGCCATTCTTACTGGTTTGCACCGGCATATTGACGAAGTGAAGCGTCTGCAACTGCGGTCCGTATGTGTCGCCAAGGTCAATTGGCATCGTGAACCAGTTACGCCCGCGGTCACAGTACGTTGGCGACCGCAGCCATGACTTAAACCGTTCAGCCTGCTGCAGCGTAAATATCCACTGCAGCGTCCAGGTAGCTTTGAGGTCAGTGGTGAACGGGGTAAATATGACAGGGCCGACTGCCGGCTGCGTTGTCTGCCAGCCGGTATCCTGTGTCATGTTCTGGCTGGCTCGCTGCGGAAGGGGTAGAAATTCCGGGTATGAAACTGTTGCCACGTTCCCTCCGGGCATTAAAAAACCCGCCGGAGCGGGTTGGTTTTAGTAATCGCCATTGGCCTGCCGGCGAAGGCCGAACGTGTCCTGCATCTGAGAGGACATCGGGCCGCCGTTCTGCATATCGGTGATAAAGGTTTCGATAACCAGTTGCCCGCCGTTCTGACTGCTGCGGGTATCGACATTGACGCCATTTGCATAGTTGTAAACGTTGTTCACGACCTGCAGCGCGCCGCCGCCACTGCCCTGCAAATCCTTATTGCTGATGACAGAGCCATTATCGCCCGGGATCATGTACTGACTGCCATTACTGGCGCGGTAGATTTCAGGCATGCCGCCCTCACCTACCTGGTACATTGAGCCCGCTGATACCGGACCACCGTTCTTACGTTTTCCGGCCAACGATGAGCCTACAGCCAGCGCAGCCACCAGGGCGCCGAGGCCAATAGCAACCGCGCCACCGAATGAACCTATCGATGCCACAAGCGCCGCCGGCGTCCATGCTGCCGTTGTGGCCGCCGCAGACGATGTACTGGCGGCCGTGGTGGTTGCTAGTGAGCTAACCTGCGCGGCCGTCGTAGTTGCGATCGCAGCATTCTGCGCTGTCGCCCCCATTATTGCCGATTTGGCCTGCTGCATACCCATCTGAACAAACGTGTTAATCACGTCGTTTAGAATGGTGTTGCCGATAGACTGCAATGCTTCTGAGGCTGACATGCTGCCAGTGATGATGCCGGTTAATGCATTGGAGGCCTGATTACCAAAAGCGTCAACCGCTGCGCCAAGAGCCTGATAACCTACACTCTGTTGCGTAAACAATGCCCATTGAGCATTTGCACGCTCCTGCTCATACTGAGTGTCAGCGGCTTTTTTCAGTGCTAAGGCCTGAGTGTGAGCGATAACCCCTTGCTGCTCGTATTGCTGGATTAGTGCTAACTGTTGGGCGTGCTGGTTTGCCAGGTTCTGCACCGGATCCACATCGCCGGCAGCCTGTTGCTGTGGAGTAACAGCCTGTTGCGCGCGGATTTTCGCAAGATTGGCCTGGTGAGTTGCCTCCAGTCTCTCAGAGGTCTCGTTATATTGCTCCTGGCTGATTTTCTTCGCTGCCAGTGCAGTATTTAAATCCTGCACATCCTGCTTGTAGCTTGCATTCTCGCGCGCCTCAGGGAGAAGCTTCTCAGCCGCAGCTTGCGCCTTGATAGCGTTGGCCGTATCCCACTTTTTAGCAGCATACTGCCCAGCCAGCGCTATTTGTTCCTGCGTAGCACCTTTACCGAGGGAAAGCTGAGCATTGAGGATCGCCTGCTCACGGCTCAGATTGCTGGTGGAATCAGCTGCTAGTTCGGACTGCTGTTTGAGGTTTGCCAGCTTTTGAGCAATTGAATCAGCCTGCGTTTCTGACTGCTTACCTGCCTTATTGCTTTCCTTTCTGGCCTCTGTGACTCGGAAGGTTTCAGCATACTCATCCTGAAGGGCTTTAATCCGCTTCTGGTCAGTCACCCCGGCATCAGCAGCATCATATTGAGCTTGCAGACGAGCTCTGGCCTCTCCCTCTAGTTTGGCAAGAGCGAGTCGTCGCTCGGAATTCTGCACAAGCTTTTTCGTTGCAGCATCATCACCTTTTGTCGGTGGAGCATTGAACTGGTTATTGCTAGCGTCATTCTTCGCTTTCGCTCGAATATGCGCAATTTCTCCTTCAATTTGTTTAAGCTGCACAGCTGCTTGAGCACGACGAGCCTGGAAGACAGAATCAGACTCATACCAGCGCTGACTGTCCTTTAATTCGCCGTTCAGTTCTTGCTGTAACTTAATCAACTTTGGCATTCGGGAAGAATCACCAACATTGTTATTGTAGTAATTAAGGTTGTCAGCAACTGTCTGCATCAAGCCTGCCAGTGTTGACGTCAATCCAATAGCCTGGTTCAGGTCATTTATGGCATTTTTAAACGCTACATCAAGACTGTTTTTTGCACGGTCAATACTGACCGGCATCTTGTCAAACTCTTCATTTACCGATTGCGACTGCTTCTGAATGGCATTCAAAGCATCCTGTGCTGTGAGTTTGCCCTCCAGCATTCTCTTGCGAAGATCCCCTATGGAAATGCCAAGTCCGGTAGCAATCTGCCTTGCAAGTTCAGGCATTTGTTCAAGAATAGAGTTGAACTCTTCCGCGCGAACGATACCACCAGAGATTGACTGTCCAAATTGCCTTAAAGCATTCGCCATTTCCTCTGTCGAAGACGCACCTATGGTTCCGATCTTCTGCAACGTTGAGGTTAGCCCCAAAATCTGGGAATTTGTTGCACCAGTCTCTTTTAGTGCTGTAGTTAACGACTCCCAAAGGCGCTCAGTCTCTGACAGGCTATTCCCCGTTTGTGACGCTATAGCAGAAAGAGCCGCTAGTGTTTCTTTTGCAACATCAATACTTGGGCTCAATCGTGTAATGCGCGCCTGGAGAGTGACCATTTCATCGCCAATCGCAATCAGCCTTTTCGCGGCATCAATAGTAAAAGCTGCAGCTATTGCGACGCCAACTTTGTTGAGCGCGCCTTCGAATCTCCCAACAGATCTCGATGATTGCTCGAATTTGGCATCCATCTGATCGAGGCGTTTATTAACTTGCTGCTGCGCCTGAATCAGACCAGAAACATCGGCCTCTATGTCATAGTAAATTTCACCTGCTTTTTCTGCCATCGTGCGCTCCGGACGTAAAAAAACCCGCCGGAGCGGGTTATGTTAATTGCAGGCTCTTCGCCCGACATAATAAGCTATTGTCTCATCACCAATCGGTGACATCCCTTTATCCGCCTCTGAGGAGTTCATTTGCTCTAACGACTCTCCAGTCCCTAAATATTTAACCGTCCATGATGAACAATCATAGAGGCGCTTAGAGTAAGTTGTTCCCGCAGGCCCCTCTCTTTTGGTGACGATAGTGGCCATGTTGCCATTCATATCTTTTTCAAGAATGGTATACGTACCTTTTGGATCAGAGGGAATTTTCATTACTTCAGATGCAAAAGCACCAGAAGAAACAATTGCAATTAATGCCAGCACTACTTTTTTCACATCCCTATCCCCATCGATTAGTTTGGACAAATCCTAGCAGGGATACAGTGGAACGACAAAACGCTCAGAGGTGGAATTATCTGGCTTTGCTAACTTGTTCCTGCTGCATCATTGCCTGCCAACGCCGATCATCATCATCCATAACTGCATCGTACTCTTCCCGGGTAAATCCTTTCTGGTTCACCGATTCTCGCCATGTTGCGAAACGACGGCCGGAAAAAGAATTCCCGGTCATCGGTACCGATAACGCATTCGCCTAATTCTTTAATGGGGGTCATAGTCGCTCCATAAACAGTATCAAGGGCGCGTAAACGCCCTTTGTACTATTCACGAAAGGCCTGGTGGTTAACTGATAGTGACCGCACAGGATGCAGAAGTGATCGTGACTGGTGTCGCGGAAGAATCGGTAACTTCACAGGTATAGGCCCCGGCATCACCGGAAACAGCGCTGGCCTTGTTGAAGGTCGCCGTTGTTTGCCCGCTGACAACCGTACCGTCTTTCTTCCAGACGTAGGTGTAAGGTGCTGTGCCACCCTCAACCACTACCGACATATTCAGAGCCGATCCAGCCGCCACGCTCTTGGTCGCCGGCAGATTGGTGTTAAACGCCAGCGCCGGCGGAGCGACCTCAAATACCACGGTGTCAGCATCAGCAACTTTCCACTCACCAGAGAAGGTGGAAATAACGTGCCATTAGTCTGGCTCCTTATTTGAAGTATTCGTCAGGGTTTGGCGCACCGGTTTCCTTCTGGCGCTGAGCATTGTTGGTGCCCAGCGGAGCGGCTTCACCGATAGTTTTAAACATCGCATCCAACGCCTCACCAGACAGCGCGTTGGCCACGATGTCGCCATGCACCTTGGCAACCGCCTCACGCTTTGACTTCTCTTCAGCGCGGGAGTTGGCGGTCAGGGTTTCAGCGAGTTGCTGCTGATTGGCCTGCAGCGCATCAACCTTCTCTGCGAGAGGCTTAATAGCCGCTTCCGTGTTGGTCGCAACAGCCTGGCCGATCATGCTGCCGATTTGTTCCAGTTCTTCTTTGGTTAAAGGCATGTCGCCCTCCGTTTTGTGGTTTGGTGCAGGCTGTTCCTGCGGTGTGAATAGAGCTTTGAATTTGTTAGCGACGACGGCCACCCACGACTCCTGGCGCGCTACTGCGGTGCCGGTATCGTCGAAGGTGATAACGCCGCCATCCGACTTGTAGCCAAACACCTCAGCGGTGCCGCCGTTGCGGATGATTACCGCTTGCGAGTCAGTGAAGTCAGCAACCCAGGCGTATTCATCCGTTCCCGCCGCAAACTTAGCTTTTGCTGCGCGATCGAGACGCTGTTCGCGCTCCCGGTAGGATTCCCCCACCAGCGCGCCGGAGTTCGCTTTAAGCGGCTGCGCCAGATCTGCGTTAACCATCAGGCCAACGCCCTGCTCAGGTGTCGCCGCGCCGACTTCATGCAGCAGGATCGCGTCGTGGTCCATGCTGTAGATCTTGGCAACCCAGTCAGCGCCGGTAGCGAGTTGTTGCTCGTTAGGTTCAAGCTGGTCGAGGAAAGCGGCCACGCTGGTATGAATGGGCGGCACGTCATCACCGCGCTCAATAGCAGCGACACGCTCAAGCAGTTCTTTGCCACCTTCCGATTCACTGGCGCGGGCCACATCAACCCACTTTTCGAGGTAGATGCGATTACCGGACTTCTTAACGTTGCGGTTCCACGCGCCGATATGGCCTGCGTTAATCCCCTCTGGCGAGAAAGCAGACACGAACTGACCGTTAACCTGAGGATGGCCCAGCGGTGCCAGAGTGCCTTCCAGGCCCTGATAGTGGGCATCGATTTCTTCCGCTGTGTACAGACCACCGTTCATAACGACGTTCGCCGGAAGTGTGTAACTCGGCAGCACCAGGTGCTCTCGCCCGTTGTACGTTTCGCGCCGGATAGACTGGCTGTTCACCTTCGTGGTGATGTTTACCTGCATAGGCATAGCTATTTCTCCGCCCAGGCGTAACCGCGCGCCTGCATCGATTTATATTCCTGTTTGAGTTTCGTGATGGTGTCCGGGTATTCCGGGTTCCCTTCCGCATCCACCAGCACCGATTGCTGGCTGCATTTGCAGTTGATGGAGTTGCCATCTTTGCTGTACCAGTCACGAACCTCTTCATTGGTGTAGAGGTGGGCATGGCGCACTGCGTGGGTATGTCGCGTTGTCGGTGACAGCGCCGAGATGTGAACCAGCAGCGTTTTCAGGCCGAAGAGGTCATTCGCCTCCTGGTCTTCATCCCACTTAGCCCGGCGCAGCGCGGTAGTCACTTCAGTGCGTGCTATCCGGTTCGCCCGGCGCTTCTCGATGCCGGTCTGGTCTGTCAGGTTGCGGGCAATGTCCAGCGGATTGAGCCCGCGCCCCACACCATCAGTAAGCACACGCGCCATGTCGCGCTTAACGTCAGCTGTCAGCCCCTTCATTTCCTCAAACACACGGGCATGCACCAGCGCCATGCGTTGCTGGTACGGGTCGCTTGCGAGGATGGACGCCAGCGACTCACGCCCTGCTGCATACACTGGGGATTGCTGGCTGAGGTTGTAGAACGACTGCCCGGTCCCTTTCTCCGAAGCCAGATCGATGTACTCGTAAAACCACAGGTCGTAATCGCCACCTTCAAGCAGCACCTGATCCACCAGGTAACTGGCATCGTTCAGGATGATGGAGAGTAGCGTCGGGTTTAGCTGGTATTCGTATCTGGCGTTTACTGCGAGGGAGGAAGGTATTTTGTCTAGTGCTGATTTGTACGCTTTGCCAATCTTAGTCATCCGCCTGGCGAAATCTTTCATTGCCCTGCGTTCGAGCGCATCGGCTCCCGTCGGATCCTGATAGTTACGCGGTAGAATCGGTGGCTTCGTCTTCTTCGTTGCCATCCTCTTCTCCTAATGGAAATTCATCAACGTTTTCATAACCTGCTGCAGTGCGTATTTCTTCGCGGCTGAAGGCAGGATTCTCTCCGCTTCCCTGGAACGTCTGGTTAATCTCAGCCATGGTCTTAGCGTTGGCGAGCTTCTCAGTTCCAGTCTGCTCGTTAAGGTCATCCCAGATAACGGTCTTCTCGCTGACTGCATCAATAATCTTCAGGTCGATTAACTTGTCACTGAAGTCTTCAATTTCGAATGACAAGTCTCCGCGCCGTGACTGACATCGAGCATTCATATACTTCTGATCTTCAGTACTGGAACGCTCAGCCTGCTGATTACCCACTAAGATACGCGTAGGGATATCCACCCCGGCGGCAGCGGTTTGCAGGTTTACGTCATAAGTTGGCGATGGGTCTGATACCGGTGAAACTAGCGAAGTGACGCTGGCGCCTTGCGTAATGAGCAGAGTGTCATTACCTCGGTTTAGTTCTCTGGCGGCATCGTTATATCGCTCCTGAAGCTCGTCAACCGTAACGCCATACATCGAGGCCAACTCGCTAAAATTAATCTCTTTATCGAAGTTGATGTTCTGCTGGCGAGCGGCGTTTTTCAGGAACGACTCACCAGAACCGCCCTCCACTTTCTCCAGACTGACAAAGGCGTTATAAGGTGGCTCAAGAAAGCCAATAGCATCGTTAGAGTAGTCACCAAGGATGAAGACGCGATCGGGATGTACAAAGCGCTGATTTGTCCCGCCATTTGGCAGGCTCTCAACGTATTTCCACTGCTTTGGCTGACCGTAGTCTGCCGAATTCTCGTCAGTGACCCACTGACTGACAGTTAACGAACCGGCCCATGCGATCGTTACCTTTTTGAGTGACTTCCCGCGAACAACCGGCTGATCCCATTTTCTGGAATCGTTGATGTGAAGCAGGATTCCAGCATAGCGACCGACCAAACGTCGGCGGTCTGCTTCCGCAAAAGCGCGCCAGAGTCGTTTAGTGAAAACCTTTTTGGCGCTCTTCTCCCAAGGGGTTTCGTCCTTGCTCTTGTCGGCGTCGTCACCCTCAATGAGTTCCGGGTTAGTCTGCCAGCACTTGCCCACTAACTTCTCAACGGCACCATGAGCAATACCACCACGCCGATACAGGGCATAAAGGTTTTCGTAGGTTACCTGTTCAGGAAATCCGTATTCACACCACGCCGAGCTACGTTTGTTATCGAGCCCCATCGTTGGCGCCAGCATTCCCATACGTGCGCGCGCCATCCGCGCATCGTTCAACGCATGGTTGACGGCGAGAGTTAATTTGTCAGTCATGGATTGTCCGTTGGTGGGATTTAGGCAATAAAAAAGGCCGCCTAAGCGACCCATATGAAATGAATTAATCAGTTGAAAACAAACTTCTCGTTCAAAATAACCATACAACTTTCGCCAAGTGCGTGTTTAGTTAACTCTCCGTTAAAGTAATTCTTATTATTATCAAATATATACATCCATGAATCACGTACATTATCATTTTTGTCTAGCAACCCTTCGCAGATCATCCATGCGTTATTACAGGCAGAAAGTAAACGTGTTAATTGCTGACAATTATCAACCTGAGTATGCCTGATATGGGGTTGGTCGAGCTTTTCAGGCATTTGGGTTAGTTGGAATGAGTAGTTAGCAACTGCCATTTTAAAGTTAAGCTTGGCCTTTAATTCGTCTTGTTTGCGCCATCTGAAAATAGCCAATACTGCTATCAATGCAGTTAGCCCAGTAAATACAGCAGACGCAGCAGACCAAAAAATCATCCAGTCCATATATCACCCCGTTAGTTAGTATACGTGAATGATACTGCATTCCTTGTGACTAAACCGAGTCGGAATTATTTACCGCAATCTTTTCGGTATCATCATGCCCATTGGTTGTGCTCCACCGAGCTCAGTAAGTGCGTACACCATCGCGTCGAGGCGGTCAGGCGACTTCTTGGCAGTAGTTGGCACGTACTCCATCATCTGGTTTTCCAGCGTGTAAAGGTTGCCATGATGTGCCACACGCCCCTGTTCGTAGAGCGCTGATATCGGCTCCGCTCTGGCATATTTCCCTTTACTGGCATGCACGCGAATGATGCGCCCCTTAAACCCGGCATTTCGCAGCGTTTCTTCCGCCATATCGCCGCCCTGGTTGGTCTCGATGACGATCGCATCAGCACCGTGCTCCTCATATGCCCACATGGCCTTTTTAGCCCAGCCAGCAGGGGAGTATTTGCTGCTGTAATCTCCATCAACAGTGTACTGCTTCTTATCCCCTGCTCCGTATGCACTGGCAACAACAATCCCCGTTTCATCGCTTTCATCGCTATTAGTTGCCTGCGGGTCAATGGCGACAACTGTCCGAACCTGATCGTGATGAATTTGCAGCTCGCGAGCAGCGCTTATCATCACCTCTGTCCATAGAGCGCCCTCAGCATTAAACCGTCGCGGCTTCTGCATATACTGAGCTTCGGCGGTACGCCGGTGCGAGAACAGCGATACACGGTGCGATTCGTTATGCTTGAACGGCCAGAGCCATCCATCAGGCAGCCCATGGTCAATGGGTATTGCATGGGTGTTCTCAGGGTATTGTGCAGCGTATGACTGGCTGTTATCGATAATCACCGGCAGGTTCAGGTGATGCCATTTCTCACCACTCCCTCCACGCAGTAGATAGCCGCTCAGGTCGTGGTAGTGGATCCGCTGCATGATGACAATCATTGGCGTCGTCTCGATCGCCAGTCGTGATTTGATTGTCTCGTTAAAACGGTTATTGACGCCGTCACGGACGATTTCCGAGTAAGCATCATCAGGCTTAACCGGGTCATCAATAATCAGCGCGCCTTGCCAGCCAGGCTCCATATGCCCGGCACGAAAGCCGGTAACCTGTCCCGCAGCTGATGACGCGTATACGCCGCCGCCGTGCTCAGTCCACCACATAGCCTTACTGTCGGCATCATCGCGCAACGCCATAGGCCACATGGACTGGTAAGCCTGCGACTTAATCATGCCGCGGGCCGTCGAGGAGTTCAGCAGCGCCAGATTATGCGAGTAGGACAGGTGCATAAAGCGCGCCCGACAGTTGAGCGCCAGTCCTCTCCCCATCATGTTGATGGTTGCCAGTTCGGTCTTCGTATAGCCAGGGGGGACGTTGATAATCAGACGCTGGATCTCACCGTCGATAACGCGATCCAGTGTCTTCTGAATCACTTTGTGGTGAGGCGCAACAATCATCTTGCCGCCGGTACGTTGTTTGAAGAAGTACCGAGCGTAATAGAGTCCGTCTTCCTCGCATTCAACCTTACGGGCAAATGTCTTTTGCTCAGCAGTCGTCATCCTCCATCATCTCCTGCCGTGCGGATTTGTATTCCTCTTTGCTCATGGTGATCGTCTGGATAGCGCCACCATTAGGGCCGGAATGTTCAAACTTATGTTTGTTGGTATAAGCATCCCCGCACTCCTTGGCGGCCTGCTCGATGATCTCAGCGGTGAGCGCGAGGTTTTTCATTCCCTCGGCGCGCGTGGCCATGCGGTCGAGAACTCGAAGGCGGTACGCCTTGTTTGCGATTGGGATGTCAGAGATTTCATTCTGGAATCGTTCGCGGGTGGCGTTGAAGAGGTCAACCCACTTTTTTGCCAGCCCCTTGCCGCTTACCTTCGTTGGATCATGCGATTCAACTTGCTGAGGGGTGACCTTTATTCCGTAATCTTTTTGGATAGCCTCGACAACAATTGACAGGCTGTCATAGCACGCAAGCATTTGAACGATGGCGGCTTTCACTTCAGGTTTTAGTGCAGCCATAGATAACCATCCTTCCAAAGCATTCCAAAATTAAGCCAGTTTCAGCATGCAAGTCCCGCACGCTCTGGCAACATCGATATGAGCAACCTCCGCCGGCCGGTTCGCCGCATCAACCAACTCCTGCACATCTTTACTGGCGCCGTAACGCCGGACCACGCCAACAAACTCTTCGACATCGTGTCCGCGCAGAGTAAGAACTGGCATCCCGGTCTCTTTGTTGAACTTAGGCGCACCGTAGTCATCGGTGGCCTGTGCAATGTGGTAAAGCTCATGCTCTACCAACGCGCAGAACTCGATGTCACTGCATTGTGAGCAGTAATCTGCTGCCAGCGTAATGATGAATTTCGGTATCCGACCGAACCATTCATGCATCTGCTGTTCCATTCTGGCTTTCTGCCAACCGCCGGCGCGAAGCATTACCTGCTCGGCCTGGCCGAGAACATAGCGCCCTTTCTTAGCGAAAGAATCAGACGCCCACATAAAGCAGAGGTCAGCATCGAGAAGATGCCCATGGTCTGGGTTATAGATGTTTCCGGTGTCGATGAGTATTTGCCTGTTAACCCACTCATGCACTTCGTTGGCGGGAATGAGTCGGGTGTATGGCTGCCAGTTATCGGCGCCGACGAAGTTAACCGGAGGATATGGCCTGCGCTCATCATCGTTAGCCATAATCACTCCGAAATTTCTTTATGCTTTTCGATTGATGCGAGGGATAAGGCGGTGAGCGCATATTCTTTCTCACTGGCGTTACTTAGCATTTTTAAAATCTGCTCTTTGAGTTCGAATATTTCATTTCGAACAGACTCATCCAGGGTTGATAAAGCTCCTAGTAGCACCAGCCTTTGAAGCTCAGGCTCTTTATTTATCGCCATGTATTGCTCCGTTCTTTTCCCAGTGGTTCAGCCTTAATTTTCTGGCTAATGCCATACTTCACGATGAATGCAGATACCTTTTCGTAATCAGGCTCTCGCTGTACCATCTGGCAGAATAACGTCAGCGTTTTGAGATAGAGCGGCAGCCACCAGCGGCTTTTTGCTTCTACTGAAAGCGTGCATATCGTCATGGTCTGTCACCGGGTAGCGTTTAGATTCGGGCAGTTAGCCAGCACCGATTTGTTGTGCGCCAGAATGTCGCGCTTGGTCTGCTTATCCAGCACATCGATATCGTGGTCGGTCAGGTAGATGATCCGCACCCAGCTGCAGGCGGTATCGATGACTTCAGGTTTTACGGGTGAATTGTTCGCGCAGCTCCCGATCAACATCGTCATCAGGCATATGGCTAACAGTCTGCTGTACATTACTGGCCTCTCTGGTGGCTTCCTCTTTCCGTTCAGCCGCGGCAACGCTGGCGGTGGCGTTCTCTTCGGCGCGTTGCTGTTCGGCTTTCGCTTCTGCTTTGTTGGTACCGCGAGCATGGCCAATACCGAATGCACCAGCGATAGCACCCAGGATGAGGACCACCAGCCCAGCAATAATTTCAAAGCTCATTGCTGCGGATCCTTCTGTTCGTCGGCCTTATCTTTCAATGCCGGCTGGCGTACGTATTGTGAGAGCACCGCCAGCACTACCAGCGCAGGGCTAATTAGTGCAACGATATTTGGCGGAAGGATGTTTTTGATATCCGGGGGCAGCATTGCCCATGCATGAAGTGCTGCATCCGGGAACGACTGCGCCCATACACCGACCAGCGCGCCAGCAGCTCCCAGACGAACAGACCAAGTTCTAAGTAACAGGCGGGCATGTCCCACAAACTCAAGCCGGGTATACTTTCTTAACAGCAACAACGTTAAAACAGCCACCAGCGCAAGCAGGAAGAAGATAATTAGCTTCATAGGTTTACTCTCTCCTTCACCCACCCGAAGAGAAATTCTTCATTGGCTCCCCGCGCTTCCGCAAGTTCGAGATACCGTGCGCCCTGACTGCAGTTCAACCCTTTCAGCATCACCGTGACCCCTGCGCTACCCCGTACGGCGAGGTAACTGCGCAGCGCGGCGATCGTGATATTCCCAATGACGCCATCCGGTTTCAGGTCGGGATACAGTTTGCCGCGTTGGTTCAGAGCCGTCAGCCAACGCTGCAGGAACGTTGTGGAAACACGCGGCCCCATGTTGACGCCGGTATCGCATAACTCTTCTGCGATTGATGGTGACAGTTCGGCGATCTTGTCAAATTTAGGTTCCAGCCAGTACTGCTGCATATAGATTTCTTTCGCAGTTTCCCGAGGGAGATCTTTCATATCGCCTTTGTAACCGTATGCACGCGCTGTGTTCTGCGTGATACCCCAGCGAGTAGGGCCACCTTTATCATTCGGGTTATTAACGTAACCCCCCTCTTTGCCGAGGATGGCTTCAATGATCTGGTCTGCTGTCATTGTGCTTTCACTCCTGTAATACGCTCCCAGAAATACGTAAGGGCGACAGAACCCATTGCACCGCTGATACCAGCAGTCGCCAGAATCATGTAAATACTTAGGCCGCCTTCTATGCTGACAAGCCCACCGATGACTCCGGTGAATCCCGATACCACGATTTGCGCGAGAGCGTTTATCCAGCTCCACTTCGCCTTACCCTGCTTTACATCCATCAGGAAACGGACTAGCCCGCCCCACCCCGCAATGATCAGCAGAGCCAGCCAGGTAATTCCGGCAATGCTCTCTTTGTCTTGCATATGCTTTGCCATAGGTTCACCTCCGAGTTAACGGGGTGCTGTGTGGTTAAAAAGTGACGAAAATTAAAAAAACCAATGCGCTAAGACTTTACAATTAGGCTCAATGAGCCTAATATTGTTCTTGCGGTGGCGACAGAAAGCCACTCGGTCCGAGGAGGCTAAGCCACCGATAAGGACACTGATGAAACTCTCTGAGTTGACGATTACAAAGACGAACTTCCCTGAGGCAGATTTCTGGATTGTTCGTCGGGGCTCTTTAAAAACCTGTGGTGAACCGACCAGAACCTTTAACCCGGAGCACATCGGAGTAAAGGTGGTCAGGACCGATATCCTTCTTCCTGATTACCTTTACTACTGCATGATGCACCTGCACCGCTCAAATGTATGGGAGGCCAGAGCCACAGGAACCCTGAACCTCGTCAACATAAAGATTTCAGATGTGCGTTCTATCGAGTTGGAACCGCGCTGATGAGTGGAGGGGGAAACCCCTCCTTATCAGGCTAACCAGAGATAAAAATATGAAAATCAGTATTCCGCTGCCGTCACTGAGCGAACAAAAGAAAATCGCTTATGAGGAAGGCATAAAAGAGAATGTGCGACAGCTGCAGGCCAATCTGAATGCGCCGGTGATTGATACTGGTTCAGAAATTAATGCCGCCGAATTCGGCGATAAGCATTTGTTGACCGAAGAGAGCGGGTGGGAACCACCAGCCGGCGAACTGATTGATGCATGGTTTACTCAGTTCAAACGTGCTTTCCCTGAATACAACTCAGATAAAAAGCTGGGTTATCTTCTTGGTATGGTCGGCAGTAATACCGATCGCAGAATCCGAACGTTCAGAACTGGCGAACGGCCAATACCCTACGGGATATGGCGCCGCTTTTTAGTTGTCACAGGGCGTGTCAATCAGGAAATCTTCGAGGTGAAAGGTTTCTTTTCTGACTGAATCCGCGAAATCTGGTTCAGGGCTCTTGCCGGCGGGTGTCGACGTGTCGTGCAGCACATCTCTACCCAAGAGCCCTGACCGGATCGCAGAAATGAAAAAGCCCCGGCGTTTAACCGAGGCTTTTAGTGATTCATTAAACGTTGAGCAGAATTTCCCATCGTTGGCGTGAGATTAGTCTTTTTTATTCAAACATGCAAGACCTTGCATCTAAATTATGAGAAATAGTCAACAAAATGAATTTATCGTGTTACGGTTTTTAATTCTGCATCGGCTTGCGATTCCTCAGCATGACAGCGAGTGACCAACAACTCATAGAGCGGCTTAAAATTGCGGGACCATGTCGGCTGGCTTATTTCCATCACCTCGGAACACAGCGCCTTACGCACGTTTTCTGCCGGGATGCGAGCATAGCCGCGGCCAGAACATTTCCCGCACTCCTTCATCACCGGAACGCCCTGCAGTTGGCTTTCTTTCTGATCAACCACTTTCCCCTTTCCATGACAGCGGCATGCGTTACTGATCACGCCCTTTCCGTTGCAGGCCGAGCACAACACACGCACCCCTTCACGTACTGATTTCCACTCCTCCCAGTAGGAAGGGAAAACACCTTTGGTAATGGCCGCCCATTTTGGGGGCTTTCCGTCCGGGTAATGAACCTTGGTAGTGAAGACATCAGCATCAATGAAACCAGCACCATTACAGCAGGTACACTGCCGCACGCTGGCCGCGCTTCTGGCATAATCCTGGTATGCAAAAGCACACATGATTTCGAGTACCCTGCGGCGAGCGTCCTCATTGAGTTGAGTGACTGCTTTAAACCCTCTGGATATTTCAATGGAAGCATTAAAAAGAGCCTCAATAGCGGGTTCCGGGCTGCTGATGCCAATCTTTGCCAGGTAAAGATCGAAACCAAAGCCACATTTAGCTTTAACCAGCCCAAGGGCGGCCATCACATCCGTTCCTGTTAGTGAGTCAGACGCGGTCGCGCGCGGGGAATCGCTGAACATTGGTGATTTTGGCGCAAAGTATTTAGCGATGGATTCAAGGTTCATGCTATTTCTCCCAGAGACTGATAAATGCGGACAAAGTTTTTCAAAATTCGATAATCGGTCATTACAGTTCCGCGGTGCCGGCAGAGGCGGAGCTTTTGCCAGCGTTCGCGGATACGTTCGATAACGTCACGGCTCATGCGGCCTCCGCCATAAGCTGGTCATACGTCAAGTAAAGGCCCCAGCAGCTAAACAGCACATGCGCCTTAACAACGGCCGTTTCCTCGTTATGCCACCGGCAGAACCATCTGATTGCGCCCATGACCTCGCTCTCTATCTGATGCGGTCCGTTCAGGCGGATGGGATAAACCACGTCATCAAAAACAGCTGCAGTGGACATTGGGTATTGGATTTTGCTCATGCGGCCTCCCGTTGTTTTATGAGCGCACGGCGTAGTGCGCTGTAATGGCGCCTGATGCCTTCCAGTTCTTCTATGGTGTATCGGTGAGGGGTATTGTTGTTTTCAAGCGCCTCGGCGCGTTCAGCGCCAATTTTCTCTACCAGGCCAATGCGGTACTGCTGCTGATTACCGGACAACTGCACGTTGCAGTGATGACACTGCTTGTGAATGTTGTCCTCGTTGTAGCGCAGGTGCGATGCTTTACCACGGGAGCGATAATGGCCGGCTTGCGGACAAGCTTATATTCGGCCTCCAGGACGGCGCCGAGCTTGCATTTTGATTGCAGAAAATCGCTGGTCTCCGGCGTTGCGGGGATCAGGATGCCTTGAGAATGTTTTATTAAGTGAAGCTGCGCCATCACGTTCTCCGGTGGCGCATCACTGTCAGGTGGCTGGTTGTTCAGACCAGCACTGCAAGTATGATGTAGCTAGCTGTTAAGAGTCAATTTTTAGAGCCCATTTCCTTGATAACTTCCACCAACGATTTCCTTGTCCAGAGGTGTTCATCTTTTGCAATTTTTCTCACCGACACTTCGCTATTGATATTCGTTAGAAGAATTCGGTCATTCAAAGCTAATCGAAATGAGCACAAAACATGTCCGGAACCATCCGTGACGGTAGCCCAAAGATTCTCCTTCTGATTTGGCTCAATACCATCTGTCACATTACCCCCTGAGCGACATACAGACGCACTCATAGAAAACGGGTAGCAGCATCAAGGGTAACGCTAATGCGATGCTCTGGGATAAGAGCCGCCACCATCAAAATCAAACTAATAAAACCAGTCGTCAGCACTTTCCCACGTTTCTTGCAGGATTTGCTCTACACGCTTTTTATCGCCATCAGCGCCGCCCAAAACACTGAGTCCATCATTGCTGGTGATCCGTATTCTTAATTTGCAGTCGTCATAGGACTGGGATAACCGGCGCAGCAGTTCCTTTTCAAGCGCAGGAACAGCCCCGGTAGGGAGTTTTTTGTCTTTTGCAATTGTGAGTTCTATTTTCATAATGAGCACCTCATGCGGATACTGTATAAATAAACAGTATACCTGAAGAATGAAATGGTCAAGACATTAAAGGCACTTTTTGCGAACTCCATGCTTATGTTTAGATTGAGGTTTTTGAGAAACAAAAAACCCGCCTAGGCGGGTTAGCTCTTCGCATTCTGCTCTGTCATCTCGATGTAGCGTGGGTCAGATGCGCGTGGGAGTTGTAAGCTTTGCTCGCGGTAGAAACGCACTCGCTCCATAAAATAGTCGCGTAGGTGTTCAGGCTGCTCTCTGGCGACGACTTCGGCAACAACTGGCATATTCAGGCGCTCTTTGTACGCAACGCCGCTGGCGGCCAGGTCGACATTAACCTTGTCCTGCTCATCTTTTGATTTGGCTGCAATGTTCCACTGTGACATAAAAAATCCCCTCGATATTCTGAGGGGATTATAGTTTAAGCTGCGGCTCGCGTCTGGCACATTTCTGGCAAGTTTGCCCTCACTAATGCCTCGGCGAACGGCGGCGGCACAGCGTTGCCGCAGCGCGCAACTTGCTTATCCTTCGCATACTTAACGCCGCGGTAATCCTGGTCGATGATGTACCAGTCCGGGAAGCCCTGCGCGCGGTACAGTTCGTGTGGCTGCAGCATACGCATGCCGATATCAACGATGCGGTAAGTTACCCCGGCGATTTCCACCAGCCCGGTGCTATCGGCTCCGCAATATTCTTTCAGGAACGCTAGCACCAGTTGCGCGCGCTCTTCGTCGTAGTCCTCAACAGCGAGAGTTGTCTCGACTTCCCCGACATGCTGGCCACCAGCGGTAATAGTCGGCATCGGCGCATCAGTCCGTTGCCCGTCACGGCAGGTACCGCGCAATTTTACCAGGTGGGAGGCTACAACGGCGTGGTGATTGCCAGTCGTAACCGTATGCGCCGGAGATTCCACGGAACCGCCAGGATGCCCGGTATTGTTCACCATAAGATGCGCCGCAACTACCGCATGATGGTCAACTGTCGTCACTGCATGTGTCGGTTCATCCAGCCCCACGCCGGGCCCGGTGTAGTTGCCGCCGTAATGCTTCGCCAGAAACGCTGATACCAACTGAGATTTACCGCCGCCACCAGCTGTGATGGTTGCGCTCGGCACGTCCGCCCGGTGGCCGATGCTGGCGCCAAACTGCCGGGCGATAACCGGCGCGACGACGCAGGCACGGGACTCTTTCAGGATGGTGTGAGCGGGTTTATCGAGCGAGCGTGGTTTGGCCTGGTACTCGCTGCCGCCGTTTCCAGCCATAAACGGCGTGATCGCGGCTTCAACTACCCCTAACGCATGACCATTCCCACCCGGGCGCCTGGACGTGCCAGCCGTCACCGTCGGTACCGGTTCGGTGACTGGCTGCCCGGTAGCGCCGGTGCGGAACTTCGTCAGATGAGGTACCGCGATTGCGTAGCCGTGGGTTTTCGTAATCGTCTGCAGCGGTTCAGAGAGAGCCTGTCCCCGGAAACAATCATATTTGCCTTTAGTGGTAGTGTGATTGCACTTCACGATAAACGGCGACGCGCTCTCGATAACAAAGCGCTGGACGCCCCGGGCAATGCGCCGGAGCGTGTTTTCCGCCAGCGGCTTTTTGCGGCCAAAAATCGACGGCGCCGGAATGGACCAGTCAATGCACTCTGCAGCTGTGCGCCACGGGGCCAGTTTGCCAGCTAGCACCGCCGGTGATTTCGGATCACCATGAGTAGCTTCCGGCCATACTATCGGCTTACCGTCCCGGCGCATAACCATGAAGAAACGTTTTCGGATAGTTGGCGCGCCGTAGTCGCAGGCGCGCAGTTCGCGATAATCGACGTCATAGCCCAACCCGGAAATCAAACGCTTTGCCTGGTCGCTATCCGGCGATAACTCCAGAAACTCGCAGCATTCTGCCAGCGCCGGATGGTTCACCGGGATACCGGTTGTCAGCATCCCTACAAATGCCCGGAATGTTTCACCGACGCGTTCTGGATCCGGACGCATTTCTGCCGCCAGCAGCGGTCCCCAAGTTTTAAACTCTTCCACGTTCTCCAGCATCATTACCCGCGGGCCAGCATCCAGCGCCCAGCGGATAACGATCCACGCCAGCCCACGAATTGCTTTTTCAACTGGTTTTGCCCCTTTCGCTTTGGAAAAGTGGCGGCAGTCCGGCGAGAACCAGGCCAAACCAACGCGGCGGCCAGCAGTCGCAACTTTCGGGCGAACTGAATAAACAGACTCGCAATAGTGCAGCGTGTCCGGGTGATTGGTGGTATGCATCGCTACCGCGTTCGGGTCGTGGTTTATGGCGATGTCCACACTACGCCCAATCGCAAGCTCGATGCCCGTCGATGCGCCGCCGCCACCAGCAAAGTTATCAACTATGATTTCACTATTAATCACGCGTATTTCTCCATGGCGCAGGCCAGCGAACCTGCCGCGGCGATAATTGATGGTACCGGCATTTTTTCCAGCCACATGCGGTTGATATGGTGCTGCAGTCGGTGCTGGTGGTGCGCCGGGAGCGCCCCGGCGTTTTCAATCTGAGAGAAGACCATACTGACTTCCGCTGGCCATACTGTTTCAGGGACATCCACCAGCAGAAGACTTTCCAGTTCCTGCACGCGCTTACAGGCGTATTTAAGTGAAGCGTCCATACTCATCCCTCCCTCTTGTTGATTGAGGGGGCCACGGTTCGGGCATAAACAATGACGCCATCTTCCGGTCGCTTGCGCGGTAAATAGATCTCGGGGCGTGGCCAGAGTGCAATAAAGCGTGATTCTCTGTTTTCCAGGCGGTAATACGCTTTCTCACTCATTACGCCGACCGGGCGAAAAGATTCCTCTTCGCGCTCGAATTCGCCGATGCGCTGCTGCGCCTTCTCCAGCGCCTCTACCAGCGCGTCGATGTCTTTCAGCTTTACAAACGTAATGCTATCCCCAAACTCTTTTGCGTGGGCTGATCGGCGCTTGAGACTGGCTAAAAGTCGGGTGATATCAGTCATGCTGCACGCTCCTGTTTGTGCTTGAATGCCCATTTACGAAAAGCCTTTTTCAGATCGCCTTTGGTGTAACGCATTCCCCGGCGCGGATTGTGCCGTGAATTACGCGCCCGCTTTTCAAATGCTCCACTGATAAGGCATACGGTGGCGTCATCCATATTCATGAACACGCCTACAACACGCTTCACACCGTGCTGAACAAGAACAACTGGCTTAATTTCTTCGGGGCGCTTCCAGACTTTTTTGTCACTGAATAGCGCCATGCGCATGCTGGTACGAAAATCGTTAGATTTGTCGCTGGACTTCATCTTGCGGAGGTACACTGCGCCTTTGCGATACTTGCTCATTTGTCGGCCCCCTCGCTAATCACCTCAGCGCAATGCAGTACTGCATCTGTAGCTTCACGAACTGTCACCACATCATCATCAGACAGGCCAGCAAGTTCCTTGTGTTTAACAAAGGCAACGCACATCTGATTTGCGGTATCAGCCTTAATCCCGGCTACGATGCGATCGGTGGCGGTGGTTTCTGGCTTAAGTGCGTCCAGAACGGCGTGGATAACCTCTGTTTCGTTTTCAACCCATGACCACTCGGAGGTTTCATTCCAGTCATGATCCATTACTGCGGTTTCCATGAATGCATCGACTGCTTCGGATGGGATTTCCTTCTGGATAAATACATTCTTCAGCCCCACATTCTCCGCCGCCAGCTGCTTCACCCAGTCCTGCAGGTCTACGCCAGCCGGGCAGCCCGATGCTTCACGACTCTTCTCAAGGGTCAGCGCCAGTGCGGTCGCTTCTCCTTCACGCGCTTTCCAGCCTTCCCACATAGCACCTAACGCCAGAAACCATTGCTCACCGCAAGCTGCTTTCTTTTCGTTGAAGAACCAGTGAACAAACTCGATATTCATATCGTTCTGCTGTGCAATCTGTTGAATTTCGTTATTCATGCCTGAGCCCCTTCTAACGCCGTAGCTATCTCTTCGAAAAAGCCATCTCGGGTATGGCTGGTCATTGCTGGTAAAAATACGGCCATCAGCCTGTTTGTGTCGCAGTTCTCATCGTCTGCGAACAGAGCTATTTTTTATCCAAGCGCACCTTCGCGTCCTGCAACTGCTCGTTTTTCTTGTTAGTGCGCTGGATATAGTCAGCGATGATTTCTATTGCCTTGTTTGTGTATTTTTCGACGTGCTCAGCCATGTGAACCACCTATCGCCTCAATCGTTTCCAACAACAACCGGCGGCGCGTATTCTCAGCAAAATGACGGCGCCCGGTTTCTTTGTGGTAAAACTCGTTCTTGCTGACTACCCACATCCTTTCCGTTGCGTGCAGCTTTTTCCGTTTCGGACCGTCTTTGGTTATTACGATCCCGGTATGAGTTTTCACAATTGTCATATTCCCTCCCGGCACGAAGGGAATGGCCTGCTGGCATAAATAGCCTCCTGAACATCTAAAACTCGCTGAAAAACAGGACTGCCAAGCAGGCTGTAATTCATCCCAACAACTGCTTTCGGCACCAGACCAAATCGTTTCATGTCAAAATCGATGATTGCGCGCTGATCGCGGAATAAACCGGATCGGCCATGACGAACGACTTCGCCAGTGGCTTCCGCCTCGCGGAAATACTTCAGGACGGTATCGCGGCTTAACCCCAGTTTTTTCATTGCATCGCTGGTCGTCAGGCGCCCCTGATGTTTCGTGATACGAATCACTGCGCGGACATACTCCCGGCGCTCAGCAGTTGAAAATGCTCTAGCCATGATTCCGCCCTCTTCCCAAACCGAACTTCGCGCGAATTTCAGCAATTTTGTTTAACCCCTGCTCGTTGCTTAGCGGACGTCCACCGAGTTTTGGGATCTGCTTAACCGGCTCTGGAATCGTTTCTCCGGCGTTCAAGCGACGAACCATACGCAACAGCTCATCTGATGCTTTACGACGCAGTTCTGAATCGCTGAGGCCATTTGCGCGCATATCGGTGTACAGTCCCGTGACCATCCAGTAGCAGGCCTTGTGCTTCAGCGTGGCCGGGATGACTTTGTGCTCAGGCCAAGGGTATGACTCTGCATCGGGGTACTGTCCGCGAGTTCGGCAATACTGGTAGACCATATCAACCAGTTCATTCGCATCTGGCAGTCCAGCAGAAACAGCTTGTTCAGAACGGCACCAGGCGACGAACTGTCCCGGCGACGGCATGAACGGTTTTTCCTGTTTGCGGGCAACACGCATTCCGGCGTTAATCTGCTCCATGGTGGTGATCCCGTTCTCTTTGAACGCCAGAAGCCATTGCCGGCGCATCTCGTTGAGGTCTTCTGCAGACTTGCTGGCCAGTGCCGGGAATACGGCGAGCAGCTGGCGAAACAGCTCGTTGAATATCTCAGCCGTTTTTGTCGCCTGATGTGCAAAGCTATGCGCATCCTGCATTTCAGGCATGCCGGCGGCGATACGCTGGAAGTTCTTCCGGTCAAAGTTATGCATGCTTTCTGCGAGAGATTTCATTCGAGTACCCCGTCGATCCAGTCGGTATTGTCCAGCGCGACAGAGCCGGATTTAGCGTGTGATGGGTTTGAGCTGCACAGTCGTTTAGTTGTGAGCTGATCCCACTGCTTGCGTAGTTTTGAAGGGCTTAGGATGTTTTTTCGCCAGAATTCATCTTCGTTGGCCCACTTGAACAACTCGCAGATTTCGTAATGGCTGCGGTTGTCCTGCTGGCGCATGAGTCGGATGGTGTTTGCCCACTCAACCCAGTTCGGTTCTGACAGTGAGGCGTTGACGATCAGGGCCTTGTCGAAAATCCATCGCGCAGCTTTGAGGTCGTCAGCTGTTCCCCAGGATTTGCCCGCAGGGGTATAAATCCCATCGACCGCTTCTGGATGACGAGAGAGAAACTTCAAAGTTTCCTCGTTTCGGGATTCTTTAGAATTCCGAGACGAAGAAGATCTTTTACTATTGTTCTTGTTCTTGTATTGGGTGTCTCCCGTTTCCGGGAAAGGTTTTCCCGTTTTCGGTAACACTTTTCCCGATTCCGGGAAGAGTTTTCCCGTTTTCGGTTTGTCTAAAATCCACTCAGATAGCTCAGTATTTATACCGACAATTTTCATCACTCCCTGCTTATGAGCGAAGATAATTTTCCGCTCCGCGAGAGATTTGATTGTGTCGGAAATATGCGACTCTCCGAGGTCTGTAAGCTCAGCAATCACCGTGTTTGTTACCCGGTCCTGCTTCTTGTTCCATCCATAGGTAAGCCAGATAACAGCCTCAAGACACTGCCACTCACGACCAGACATCCGCAGACGTGGCTTGAGCTTCTGTATCTCGTTTGCGATCTTGGTATACCCGTTAGCCAGGTCGGCCATTTGACCTCCCGAACGCTCGGTTTTAATCGGAAAATTGATAACTTCAGCGGTATTTGACATACTCACTCCGTGAACTAAGAGCCCTTTTTTCACATCCCGAAGACTGGCTGTGTTGGCGCACAACAGTCTTCACCCACTCAGAACAACCCAACCTGGTTATTCCCCTTACGGATTGATTTCTTTGCTTCTCGCTTTTCTGCAGCGCTGGTTTGCTTCTCAGCCCACAGCCTGGCGTGGCGCATAACATCATCAAAAATGCCTCCCTTACGACTGGCCTGAGACATGCGCTTGTACATATCGACAGCCTGAAATGCCCCCCCCTGAGCCACTGACTGGGTAAATCCCTGCCGGATAAGCTCTTCGCGGACGTTTTTCTCAATGAATTCGATATGGTTCACGTAAACCTCCCGCTACAACGTGCCGAGCATTGAGGTGACGATTGCCATTAGTGGCCCCGTTAGCTCTGGGTCAACCCGGAACATCTCGAATATTCCCTCGCTCAGTTCTTTCAGCTTTTGATGGCGTGGAGCTCCCATAGCAACAGCAACCTTCGCTTCGCTGGTCTCTTTCTCCAGTCGTGCCAGGCGGGACATGAAATTGTCTTCAGGCAACAGGCGGTGGCGGTATTCCAACGGGAGAACGGCCATGATGGCTGGCGTCAGAAGACGCACATTCGCGCGATACTTTTCCGAATCGACTTCGTTATCCAGGTAACGGAAAAGCTTCTGGCGGGCGCGACTGATGTCCGCGGGAAATTCAATTTCTTCCCCGCCCTGCTGGCGCCACTCATCGATGATGTATGCCGAAACAACATCCTGACCTTCAGCTGCTGCCCAGGCGCGAACGGCAGAACGAATGCCGTCGTGGTCTGCCACTTTCGCCTGATTTCGCTTTATCAGAGCGCCGGGGTTGAATCCGGTATTTTGTTGAAAGGAAAGTGTTTGCATGGTCAGTCTTCCTGTTTCGGCAGACCGTCGGTGGGGTTTGGGTACGCCTCAGGATCAATTTCATGAGGTGTTACTTCCCAGTTAAGAAAACGGCATAGTGGAACGATGCGTTTTTGAGGCACGCCATTCTCGTAAATCCACTTGCCGACAGCCTGACCGCTGATGCCAAAGTGTTTTCCGATACAGGCACGAGATGCTGCCTTACTGATTTTTTGTTGTGTCTCTTTGTTCATGTGCTCTCCTTGGTTTGATGGATGAAGCATACATGACGAAAGTTTATGTTTCAACAAGCGAAAGATATTGTTTTAGTGCTGAGTGAAACCTTAGGTTGTAAAATGCACTTATGAATGAGATTACTTACCCAGTTTTTGCCAAAAGAATTCAACAAGTCATGACTGAAAATGGCTGGAATAAATCCGATCTAGCCAAGAAGGTCATGCTCTCGCACACTGCTGTGCAAAATTGGGCTAAAGGGAAAAGTGTTGCGAGCGGTGAGAGGTTAAAGCGGCTTGCTGCAGCAACAGGAAAACCAGAGCACTGGTTCTTTCTACCCTCAGATGAAAATGAAGATGAATCTGGTCAGACGTTTTCATCAAATCGTGAGCTGGATGAAAAGGAGCTAATGATACTCTCGCTCTTTAACCAGCTTCCTGAGTCAGAGAAGTTGCGTCTTATCCTTCACACTAAGGGTGTACTTCACGATATCGAATTGCTTAAGAACGACGTTTACGACCTCATAAACAATCAGAAAAAATAAATACATAAACTCGTCCAACCAATGGCACCCATGCGGTGTCATTTTTTTCGCCCTCAAACGAAATAAATACTTTCACCTTACTTTACAACCGAAACTTAATGTTGCATTATTAATCACATCGACAGCAAACGCATTGCTGTCAGGTGGTAAATGTTCCGCTGGCCGGCGACAAGGCAGAGGTTGAAATGAGTAAGCAAGGCATCAGAGCCCTGATCATTTCGGCAGTTATCGGGCTCTTCATCTGGACGGCGCTAATCAGCGCACTGTGGGAGTTATATCAATGGTCGATTTTGCACGTAAACCCGCTCGTCAGCAGGCTATTCGGTTAAGCCCTCTGTCAGCATTCATTCGTCGGGTGTGTTACATGCTCGCACAAAAAGGTGACCCTTCATGAACACGATGTTCGCACTGGTTCTCACTGTCGGCATGCTGACTGGCGGAAATCAGGACGTTCTTCTCGGTGTATATGACAGCGAGTCGGATTGTGAGAAAGCAGCTGTTGAGCAGGGAATTGAAGAAAACTGTTACCCGCTTAAGGGAGTATTAGCAGAAAACCCAGCCGCATTTACGGCGCAGATGTAGGGGGAGTTATGCAGAAGAAATGCGCTTATTGCCGCAAGCAGATTGAGGAAGGCAAGGAAGTAAAAATGACCATCCTCATCATTCACGGTTCGCAGCTGGCGCCACGGGAAAGGACCTATTGCTCTACGAAGTGCGGTCAATACGACCAGATGGCCAACGAGGCCTAACGTAAAACCCGCCGAAGCGGGCTGTACGTCCGGTGACACCGACCAAAGTTCCACCGGAAATTACCAAAAACCAATGAACACCCTGAATGGGCGCTATCAATGGCCCGAGGGATTCTACATCCAAAATTGAGGCTATCACATGGAATATTTTTATCTGATAAAAGCGACTCAAAAATCGGGTAAAGCCGATGCTGTAATCTGGCGTTCTGCAAAAACCGAATCCCGCGCGCTGCTGCAGCTGGACGTCGACCTGGAAGATGCTGAGATCGAAACAGGCCGCGGCAAAGACTATCAAAAGCCAATCCGTACCGATTTCCCGGTATTTAACGATCTTCCGGCTGAAGGTGTTCTCGATTACTCCTGGTGCGAACGCTACCAGCTCGCCGACGATGGCCGCACCTGGGCACTGAAGCCAGGACAAGAGCCTGTAGACGTTCATCACACCGATGATGCTGAAGTATCCTCTGAGTCTGTCACTGACGAGTTGGTTGATGACAATAGTGCTGACGATGCTGGTGATGTCGATACCGTGGAATCGTTCGGCAATGCTGAATACGAAAACGATACAAACGCCCTGTTCAATATTGCTGAGCAGCCGTTCCGCATTAAGCTGCTGGCGCAGTACATGGCGAATGATAATCACGTCTATCAAATCAGTATTCCGCACCGTAAAGAGCTCGCAGTTCTGGAAATGGATACCGATAACTCCGCAGTGCAGGATCTGATTCTCGCCGCCGAGAACGTCCAGGGTTTGAAGGATGCCGACATGCCTACCCTGTGGAAATTTACCAGCGCCAACAAAGCAGTATTTCCTGAAGGTAAGCGCCACGAACTGGGCAAGCGTATCCAGTTTGCAAAACTGTGGTTTGAAACTCCGCACATTGACCGCGGCATACTCGTTCGCGAATGGTCTGCCGGCAATTATATTTCTGCTGTTCAGAAAACGGATACCGGCACGAATGCTGGCGGTGGTAATAAAACCGATCGCAACCCTGACTACACCCATACCCTTGATACGCTTGATGTTGAGATTGCTCTGGCCACAATGCCGATGGATTTCGATATCTACAATTTCCCGGCATCCATTCATCGCCGGGCTAAAGAAATCGTCCAGAAAAAAGAAAGCCCGTTCAAAGAATGGTCTGCTGCGCTGCGTAAAACCGCAGGCATCCTGGACTATTCCCGCGCTGCTATTTTTGCCCTCATTCGTGGCGCCACCAGCGATATACATCATTTCCCGGTAAGCCTGCAGACCTATATCAATGCGAACCTGACAGAGCATAAGCATGAAACGCCCTCTGCTGAAACGCTTGAGAAAGCCGGGCATGTGTCATCTGCCGCCGTCGCTGAACGGTCAGCCGTGGATAAGATTCTCGCAGCTGAGCGCGGTGAATATATCGAAGGGGTAAGCGATCCAGATGCACCGAACTGGGTAACGGAAGACCTGACTAAACCCAAACAGCCTGAAGTTTCAAACATGGGCAATGGTGTTTTTTCGATTGATGGTCTGATGGATAGCCAGCCAGCATCAGCATCAGCATCAGCATCAGCATCAGCATCAGCATCAGCACTTTCTATCGTGGACCAGGCGCGCCAGCGCGCTGCAGAAGAAAAATTACATCCAGCTAATTCCGGGGAAACCACCAGCGATGTGCAGATGGAAACGGCTCAGCCAGTCGAAGACGAAAATGATAATGCGGTATCAGCAAGCGAAGGCACTGATGCAACTGCTCCGCAAGCAGATGCCGTGAACATGCGAGACATTCTTGCTGAGCGCTGCCCTGACCTTACCGCGGCAGTATTGAAGGACCAGCAATCAGCAACTGCAGAAGAAGAGCATGAGCCAGAGCCGGAACCAACAAAATGGCCTGAATTCTTCGAGCCAGGTCGATATGAAGGTGTTCCGAACGAGGTTTATCACGCGGCGAACGGCATCAGTTCGACTCAGGTTAAAGATGCCCGTATATCTCTGATGTATTTCGAAAAACGCCACGTCTCGAAAGTCATTGAAAAAACGCGCTCTCCTGTTCTGGATATGGGCAATCTGGTGCATGCGCTGGCGCTGCAGCCTGAACAGCTGGAAAAAGAATTCAGCATCGAGCCGGAAATACCGGAAGGCGCCTTCACCACGACTGCGACGATCCGCGCGTTTATCGACGAGTACAACGCCGGTCTTCCGCCGCTGTTGAGTGCTGACGATATCAAAGCATTGCTGGAGGCGCACAACGCCAGCCTTGTCGCCCCCCTCAGCACCGATGATATCAAAGCTCTCATTGAAGAACACAACGCTAGTCTGCCAGCGCAGATCGCTCTGGGGAACGACATCAACGAAACAGGACAGAGCTACATGTCTCTGCCGGTTGATTTCCAGCGCATTGAAGAAGGACAGAAACAGACCGCTGCTGCAATGAAAGCCTGTATCAAGGAATTCAACGCCACCCTTCCGCCACAGCTAAAAACCAGTGGCAGCCGGGAAACGCTGATGGAAACGCTGGCGATTATCAATCCGGATCTCGTTGCACAGGAAATGCAGAAGCCCGCACCAGTCAAAACCAGCGGAAGTCGTGATGCCCTGTTGGAGCAACTGGCGATTATCAACCCTGACATGGTCGCTCAGGAGGCCCAGAAGGCGCAGCCGCTGAAAGTATCAGGCACCAAAGCGGATCTGATTCAGGCCGTGAAATCGGTTAAACCGGATGCCGTGTTTGCCGACGAACTGCTGGATGCATGGCGCGAAAACCCGGAAGGAAAAATACTGGTTACCCGCCAGCAGATGAGCACTGCGCTGGACATTCAGAAAGCACTATTAAATCACCCCACCGCCGGCAAGCTGCTCCAGCATCCGAGCCGCGCCGTTGAGGTGAGCTATTTCGGTATTGATGAGGAAACCGGGCTGGAAGTTCGCGTACGCCCTGACCTTGAGATAGACATGAGCGGCCTGCGCATTGGTGCGGACCTTAAGACCATCAGCATGTGGAACATCAAGCAGGAAGGCCTGCGCGCGAAGTTGCACAGGGAAATCATTGAGCGCGATTACCACCTCAGCGCGGCTATGTACTGCGAAACCGCTGCTCTGGATCAGTTCTTCTGGATATTCGTTAACAAAGACGAGAACTACCACTGGATCGCCATTATCGAGGCATCTGAAGAACTACTTGAACTCGGCATGCTGGAATACCGCAAAGCAATGCGCGCCATCGCGAACGGTTTCGACACTGGAGAATGGCCGGCGCCGATCACTGAAGACTACGCCGAAGAACTTAACGATTTTGATGTGCGCCGTCTCGAAGCGCTGCGCGTACAGGCATAAGGGGGAATGACAATGTCCAATTTAGTCGCAACTACTGAAAACCAGACCCAGAAGATCGACAACGTTTCCATTCTGACGAACGGCGAATTGTTCAACCGGCTGCGCACGCTTTCTGAAGTAATGGCCAACAGTGGAAATTTCGTTCCTGAACATTACCGCGGTAAACCAGATGCGTGCATGGCTGTAGTGATGCAAGCAGCACGCTGGGGTATGGATCCGTTTGCAGTGGCACAGAAAACCTTCATCGTGGGTAACTCAGGTGTGCTTGGTTATGAGGCACAACTGGTGAATGCGGTCATTAACACCATGGCCCCGACCAAAGACCGGATCCATTTTGAATGGTTTGGTGCATGGGAAAATATCGTTGGCCGCTTCATTAAAAAAACCAGCGGAAAAGGTAACGACTACATCGCGCCGGGCTGGGATTTGAAAGATGAAGCAGGCGTGGGCGTCCGCGCCTGGGCAACGCTCAAAGGAGAATCAGAACCTCGCGAGCTTGTTCTGATGCTTTCTCAGGCACAAGTCCGCAATTCAACACTGTGGGCGAGCGACCCCCGCCAGCAGTTGGCTTATCTTGCCGTTAAACGCTGGGCGCGACTGTACTGTCCGGATGTGATCCTCGGGGTATATACCGCCGACGAAATTGACGAACGCGAAGAAAAGGTTATCAACCCGGCGCAGACAGAAAAAGTCACGCTGAATGAGATAACAAACTCCGTTGGCGCTTCCACCAGCACGCAAGAGTCTGCATCTAACGTCGACTCAGTTGCCGATGGACTCCGAGACCGAATTGATACAGCTGACTCAGTGGATCAGGCCAAAGCCATTCGCGTAGACATCGAATCACAGAAAGCTCTGCTGGGTACTGCTCTTTATACCGAACTGAAGAATAAGGCGGTGAAGCGCTACTACCTTGTTGATGCACGAAACAAGATTGAGGCCGCGATCAACTCACTGCCTAATCCTGGCGAACCGGAAGCTGCCGAGCTGTTTGCTAAAGCGGAAGGCACCCTCAACGCTGCCAAACGTCACTTGGGCGATGAACTGTACGACCAGTTCCGTATCACCCTGGACGACATGAAACCGGAATACGTGGGCTAAGGGAGGCGGGAGGGGCCGCCCTCCCGGTTACGATATGAGCAAATCACTTAACGCACGATGCATACGCCGCTGGAAAGTTGAATTCAAAGGGCGCTGCGATTCGAAAGTGAATCCGTACTGGCGCAAGCGTGACCTGCGCGGTTACATCCGTGAGGCGGCACTGACTACGGCGTATTGCATGGTTGAATACTTGGCCTACAACAACGCAATGCACGATTTTTTCGCGGATGTGGGTGACAGGAATGGCTGGTCGCCAGAGTTCTCAGCATGGTACGACGGGCGTCGAGAGCATTATCTCAAAGAAGCGCGCGACTACCTGAATGAAGAAGCCACCAACGACGAAATCGACGACGAAATAGAGAACGAACTGGAGGCCTGGAATGACTGACATCGCCACATTCACTAATGAGCAATTAATCGCCGTGTGCCGTGCTGACGTGGCGGAAATGTCGAAATTTTTAAAAGAGGGTGAATTCAGCAATCCGTCCCGCGCGGCCCTGTATTTGCGTATTACTGAAATCGCATTGGCAGCGCTAGTGGGGGAGTTCTCTTTTGATCGCAATCAGATTCGCCGAGAACACGCTGAATGGTCACAAACCACCTTCGGTAATGTTGGTCCGGTTGGCCCACTAAAACACCTCAGCATAGAAGCGCTCGAAGCAGCCGCTGAACCTAACGACTACAGCGAATGGGCTGATATGCAGTTCCTGCTATGGGACGCCCAGCGCCGGGCCGGTATCACTGACGAGCAGATTACCCAAGCAATGATTGAAAAGCTGGCGGTGAATAAAGCGCGCCAGTGGCCAGCGCCAAAGGACGGGGAACCTCGGATGCATGTTCGAAGCGAAGAGGAATCACTCTACGCCAGGCGCCGCCGTAATCGTGAATCTAATGCGCGCGCTCGCGAACGTGAAACACCTACACAACGCAAAATCAGACTGGCGAAAAACAGAGCGAGAATGGCTCTTCGTCGCAAGGGAGGTGCCAAATGAGCCTGAAACACCGCCTGCCAGTTCTGGAAGCCAGCATCGACCCTGCGGCATTGCGCGTGGCCGCCGATGAATATTCGGATCTGCTTCTGACTTTGTGCTTGTGCATGAAGATGGCCGGCCCCACTCGAGCGAACGTGCGCGCCTGCGCCACCGCGCTTAAAAAGCGCATGACAACCTGGCACAGCCAGAAAGAGCTCAACGCAATTCTGTCCAGTTGGGATCCCGTTGGCTATGTTCTCGGCCTCCGCCGTGAAGCGAACGACAACGCGCGAGCAGCTGGCGATCCGGTTGATGTATTTGTGTGAGGTGGATATGCGACTGATAAACCGAAGCAAGCAATCACCGCTAGGCCGCCAGGCTTGTGATGCCGCACTGGCAAAACACGTTGAGCTTTATGGCGATTATGGTCGGCAGAAAATGAAGCGGACTTATACCGTCGTGGTGCAGGGTTCAAAAATCACTGTTGAGGTGGTTAACCGACGCTGCAGTTATGTGGCTACTGCGATGAATCAGGTAAGGCGTTTGCGAAACCTGCCCGCACAGTCAGTTTATTAATAATTTCCAATGCCGCGTGATGGCTGCGCGGCATTACCGGAGGAAATATGGCGTCTGATAAACCAATTACAGCTCAACAAGCCGCCGATTTGCTCATTGTGTCAGCGAGGGTTATCTACCGTCTCATTGACTCTGGAGAGCTTGCCGGCAGAAAGGTTGGCAATAAGTATCGAACAACTGAAGCGGCATGTATTGCGTATTTGTCATCCCCGCAGGAAACTAAACGAGCGAACGCGGGTGAACATAAAGGAGAAGTTTTATGTCAATCACCCTCAGGGGCGGCGTGTGGCACTGTCATTTCTTTACGCCGTCAGGAAAAAGAGTTAGGCGATCTCTTGGCACGGGGGACAAAAAGCAGGCTCAGGAGCTCCACGACAAGCTGAAGGCGGAAGCATGGCGGGTTGACCAGATCGGCGACCTGCCCGTCAGAACCTTCGAAGAGTGCTGCATCCGGTGGCTGCGGGAGAAGGACCATAAGCGATCGCTTGATGATGACAAAACCAAAATTGAGTTTTGGCTGCAGCATTTTTCCGGCCGTGATGTCTCGAAGATAACGGCGGAGGAAGTGCATGAAGCCGTTAACGGGATGATCAACCGTAAGCACCTTCAGGTGTGGGAGAGTAAGCGCGATGCCGCGATGAGGAAGGGAAAGCCGGTTCCGGAGTACAAACCACGGCAGGTTTCGCAGGCTACGAAGGCTCAACACCTCTCCTTCATTCGCTCCCTTCTCAGGGCCGCGGCGAATGACTGGGGCTGGATAAAAACGGCGCCAGTTATCAAAACCCGCAAGCCGGTCAGCAAAAGGATACGGTGGCTGACCAGAGAGGAAGCTGAGCGGTTGATCGAATGTATGCCAGAGAGCATCAAGCCAGTGGTGATATTTGCACTGGCAACCGGCCTGCGCCGCTCAAACATTATCGGGCTTGAGTGGCAACAGGTCGATATGCAGAGAAAGGTTGCATGGGTAAATCCGGAGAACGCAAAAGCGGGCAAGGCGATTGGCGTAGCTCTGAATGATACCGCATGCAAGGTATTAAGGGATCAGATAGGGAGGCACTCCCGGTGGGTGTTCGTTCACACCACGGCAAAACATCGCCCTGATAGAACACTAACGCCCGCGGTTAGAAAAATGCGGGTGGATGACAATAACGCCTGGCGTGCCGGGTTGAAAAAAGCGGGGATCGAGGATTTCCGTTTTCACGATCTTCGGCACACCTGGGCGAGCTGGCTTATTCAGTCCGGCGTCCCGCTTTCTGTTTTGCAGGAAATGGGAGGATGGGAGAGCATCGAGATGGTGCGCCGTTATGCTCACCTGGCACCGAACCACCTAACCGAACACGCACGGAAAATTGACGCCATTTTTGGCGCTAGCGACACAAATACGACACAAGGAGGAAATCAGGCTGGATTAAAATTAGCGTAA